TCAGCAAAATAATATTTGTAATACTCTTCAAGCATTGCTCTTACAGCACCTAAATTATCATCATGTAAAGATATTCTACAATCTTGATAATCAAGACGTGTTTGCACATTCTTTTTTCTATTATATTGCTGTTTGTTTTCTACACTTACTCTATAACTAGGCAGGTCTGCTGATTTAACAAGTATACCTAGTTCTTTTTGAAAGGAAAATGTATTAGATGTCGAAGTATTACCTACCTCGTCACTAGGCTGAAAAACTACATGATACATGTATTTTGCTTTTGGAGCAAAAGCAAAATTATTTTGTGTATAAATCTGACGTGCGTGTTCTGCATCACGAAGATGCATGTCAGATTCTAAATTAAAAAGAAATAGGTCCTTAATACTCATAATAATATTTATCCTTGCTTATTAAGTACGCATATAAAAGAAAAGCGAAGATTAAAAACCTTCGCTTTTCAAAACGCCAATCTATCCTAAACGCTATTAGCCAGTAACAGTAGTGCCGCCAGTTGCAGCAATAGTTGCTCGTGTAACAGCTTCGCCAATGCCTTCGAAGTTATCGTCTGCACCGTATTGGATAGCATTGTCATAACGTATAGTTAATGATGTAGTAACTGCATCACTTGTAGCATATGCTAGAGTGTTGTAGTTAGCTGATTCAACGTAACAGCCTACAAGCGTGAAACGATCAATTACGTTTGCACCGTCTGCGCCGTTACCACCGTCTAGAATTTCAATTCTAGTTTGGAACTTGTAAGTACCACTTGACACAGCACTTGATTGCTCGAAGAAATCGAACTGCTTTTGTAGCTGCTGACCAACAATCTTTTGTACATTGTTGTTTGCATCTTCGCGTAGTGTAAGTGTAATTGGTTCCCATGTGTGCTTACCTGCTAAGTATGTTTTACTGTTGTAAGCATCAATAGTCATCTGTTCAAATGTTAGGTTTGGACGAGTTACATCTACAACCTGACGTGAAATTTCTCTAGTACCATCTGGTCCACCTGTTGTACCAAAGTTATCTAGCAATACGCGGAAGCGATATTGTAGTTTTGGCATTAGTAGTGAACTGTTTGAGCCGCTACCTTCTGTAGGTATGCTAATGTTTTGTAATGTTGTGATTGGCATTCTATGTTCTCCTATTACAGTAGTATTTATGCATATCTGGAGTGGGTTTTACCCCACTCCATTAAGTACGCATATTATCCTAGTGCTGCAATTTCTCCTGTGTTCTTAAGTCTTAGCGGAATGTAAATAAATTCAATCGCTTTAACAGGTTCAATAGCAACATCTAAGTATAGCTCGTTACGATCTATTCTAGCCGGTGTGTTGTTTGATTCGTCACAAACAACTAGGAAGTCATAAAGTGCTCTTAGTGCTACAAGTTCTAACAATAACGCATCTGCTGCTGCTTTGATTTGATCACGTGTGATCTTATCGTTAGGCTCAAACAAATATGGTTTTGCTAGTAACTCTAGCTGTCCACGTAAGTAAACAACCAAACGTGCTACATTTACTCTGTCTAGTGCAGAAGCATTTCTTGCACGAGTCTTTTGACCAAATACAACTAGACCAGCGCCACTTAAGAATGTAATTGGGTTGATCTTATTGCTGTATAGCGTATCACGCTGTCCAGTGTTTAGTGCTACTGAAACAAACTCGCCTTCTGAATTAATGTAACCAGATGCTGTTGCGTTTGTAACACCGCCACGTCTTGTACCTGCTGGAGCAAACCAGGGGAATGCAACTTGGTCGTTTAGTATGATAGTACGTAGTGCCATATAACTTGGAGGCATAACAATGTTATTACCAAAGTTATCACTTGTAAAGCCCCAACCATAGTACATAGCCATGTACTCGTCAAAGCTAACAGCACCGTCGTCGTTATCTTCAACTGCTAGTCTAACGTTTGCTGCCCATTCATTTAATGAAGTAGCGTCTGCTGTTAATCTAGCCGGAGTATCACCTACAACAAATGCACTTAGGCGTCTGTCATAGTTTAGAGTGATCATTTCACCAATTAGTTCAGGATAACCTGGGCAAGCCATTAAGTTAAACTGACGTGATTCTTCATCACGAATATCTTGGTTACTGTTAACTAGTGCTTGTAGTGCCTGTGCTACACTCTTACGTTGTGCATGACGTCCAAAGCTACCTGATCCATCTTCTTGGTTGCCTGAATCAGTAACCCAACGATGTGGATAGTAGTCATTCATCGACAAACCACCGTAACGAATGTTATCGCCGTTTGTGTCAACGTAGTTACGCTCGAAACGCTTAACATTAAAGCCAGAACGTCTTAGATTCCATAACAGCATACCTTTTGGATATAGTGCTGGATCTGGGGCATCTGGATCTAGGTAATCACTTACTAGCATTTCGCCAATTGTTGCATCAGGTGCAACAGTTGTAGTTCCACCGCTGTCGCCTTGACGTGCATCAGCAAACAAGATACCGTTTTCAGTAGTTTGATCTGTTTTATCAACTAAGATCCAACCACTTACGCCGGTTGCTGCAATTGTAGTGTTGTACTTGTAGATTTGTGGAAAATCTTCAATGTCAGCTGTACTGATCCAAATATCACCATCTACTAAGTTACCTTTATCTGAACGATCACCGTCTACTGGTTCAGTTGCACCAACCATTGGACCTTCAGGATCTGTACCACTAAATGGACTTGCAACAGTGCTTTCACCGCTCGCACCATCATAGTTTAAGCCAACCCAAGTGTCACCGTTGTGTACTAAGATGTCAACTTCGTCAACAACTGAATTGTACCATAAACGACCTTGCGCTGTTAGACTTAATGGTTCGTCGTCTGCTGCTGTATACTCTAAAGGCATCCAGTTAGATGCAACAAACTCTTTAGGAGATGTTGCAGCGCCTGTGCCTGGTGCATAATAAAGGTTAGTTGTGTCTGCGCTAAAACCAGCTAGTGCTAATAGTCCATCAGTGTCAACTAGTTTAATTTCGCCGCCTAGTTTATGTTGAATGTTAACACGTTTTTGTGCGTCAACAAATGCAACAACATTAGTAAGTCCAGCTGCATTAATTGCGCCTGCAATTTCGTCTGCTGCGTCAGCAGTTGCAATTGGACCTGCTGATGCATCTAAACTAACACCGCCAACTGTTCTTGTTTTTTCGTTTACTCTTGATTCTTCAACAACAAAAGTGTAAGTTCCTTGTGGGATATCAGCAGCAAACTTAGTTCCTACTATTGTTGTAGGTGCTGTGCTTGCTCTTCTGTATAACTTAAAGTTACCTTTTGCATTCGCATCTTCATCAATATTCACTTTTACATATAGTGACTCAGTATTAATATTTGCGCCGCCTCCAGTTGAATCCAATGAATAAATTGCCATTTCTGGTGTTGTATAAAGTGGAGCAGTTACATTGTTCCACATTGCAGATGCTGCATTGTACTGTTTTACAAGTAGTTTTGCGCCGCCATTTGGTTCTGTAGTTTTAATCCAAATAGAACCTGTTGGTGCAGGTAATGTATCGGTTGATTTAAACTCAGGAACGCTAGTGTGCGGTGCTGCTACTAATCTTGGAGCAGAGTAAACTACGCCTGCTGTTAGACCTAGATCAGTTAATGCTGTGCCTGTGCCAGCTGTAAATTCAATAGTACCTGTAGCAGTTGTTCCAACACCGCCTTCGTCTGCAATTGCTGTACTGTCAACAAAAATATTCATTCTGCTGTCAATAACTGCTGCATTAACGCCTGTTACTGCTGAAGCATTAATTGCTGCTGCCATTGCTGTAAAGTCTGTACCTGATAAGATAACTTCAATACCGTTAATAAAGATACTGTCACCGTTAGTTAATGTACTAGGTGCTTCTGTACCAACAACTGCTGCATGACTGTCCATCCATTCGTTGCTACCAACTAGTACCCACTTACCTGCATTTGATGCTCTAACTGCTTCAGAAGCACCATAGCCTGGAGACTTATAAAATAGTCTATTGTCATCGCTTGAATGATCAATTGCATAATCACCAATTTGTCCAATTGATGTTTTTGGTAAATCTGAAATATTTAGGTCTTCACTTGAAACAATAGCAATGTGCGACTGTGATGTAAATGTTTGTCCACCTACTGTCGTAATGTCATCGCCGTTCCATTCAAGGATACCAAAGTCACTAACTTGTGTGTCCATCCACCAAGCGCCATTTGCTGGTGCACCGCCCGGTGCTGTTGCGCTTGCTTCTAATTCTGCTAGATCTAAATCTGCACGTACTACATAAGCACGATTTGAAACTCCTAATACTGAGTATGCAGTTTGTAGACCGTATTCGTTTAATTCACCGCCGTGAATCATGTTGCCATTGTTGTCGCTGTAGAACAATGGATCGCCAAATGTTTCACCAAGCTCTCGCTGGCTGGTGATTAGATAAGGTTTACCAGCGTTTGCCTTCAATGTACCTACCGCTGTCCCTGCGCCGCTCGAAGCTGGTTTATTACTAGCCGAAGCAACAAAGATCATAGGTACAGTACCAGCTGCGGCTGGGGTGTAGAATGATTCGTCAATTACTTTGACTTCTACGCCTGGTGATACTAATGCCATGTTATTTCTCCTGTTGGATGTGTTATATACTGTATTTAGTAATTTGCCGACAAATCTACCGTGATAACTACCAAAAAAAGGGGAGAAAAAGGTGAGCTAAATACAATATGCGCCCTTTATGTATATGCGGGCAAAGACCTGCCGCTATAAATTATAAAAAAGATGGTAAAATATACTATCGAAAGAAATGCGAAAAATGTCTAAGACACGGCACTGGACACGGCATTCCTATCTGGAAGCAAAGAGGATACAAGAAAAAAGATACTTGCGAAAAGTGCGGCTTCCACAGCAAGCATCCTGAACAGTTTAATGTGTTTCATGTAGACGGCGACTTAAATAATTGTCGTCCTAACAACCTGAAGACGATATGTGCAAATTGTCAACGTCTAGTTCAGAAAGACGGGGTGCGCTGGAAACAAGGTGACCTAACCCCTGATTTCTAAAGATAGTACGTATTAGTACATCTACGTTTCTTTTCAATCTTTCTAAGTCACCGTTGTTGTCAATAGTATAATCACACATCCACTGTTCAATACTCATTGAACTAGGATCTTCTGTAGGTAAATGATCTGTACGATCTACCCAAATTGCATAGTCGAAGATTTCTTCGTTTTGCATTGCAAAGAACTCACGTTTGTTGCGTAGTCCGCAATAGATTTGATTTTCTGCAAACAAGTTACGACCTAGTCGTGCTAGGTCATTTTTACAGTAGTCGTGAATCATATTGTACCATTCGGTGCGATGGTTATGTCTATCTGCATAACACTCTTCTTCGCTGACATAACCATACTTGTCTTTTAGTTCTTCAAAGATAAAAAGTTTAGAACAAAACTTAGATGATGATTGAAATGTATAACCATACTGCTCGAGCATTTCGCATACAGTGTCTTTGCCGTGACGGCCGTGTCCAACAACTAATAACTTAGGTAACATATATAGATCTCCCACGTATCTGTATATTATATGTTACTTTGTTACTATTGTCAACCTTTTTTTACTTGTCGTTTTGCCCAAGCTGCTTCAAAACCAAGTGTGCTATATTCAGCTCGTTCACAATTACCCCATAATCTAGTCATGTAGGAATCATATGTTTTTTCGATATCTTTTTCGTTCCATGATTCTGGGATAAGATGACCTTTAACCATCCAGTAAAAACGATTTGCTTCTTTTAATTGAAAGTATGTCATACTAATATTTACTAGGTAGTAAAATTATAGCGTTAACATTAGCCTATTAGAAATCCGTATCCTACGCCACCTGATACAGCAGTTGAAACTTCTGCTTCTAACTTGTCCATTTCTTGTTGTGCTTCTGCTTTTAATGCATCGCCGTTAAGTGTTGATCCGCCTTGTGGTCCAGCAATAGTAGCAAATTTTGAACGTGCTTCACCTAACATATACTTACAGGCAGCAAGTGTATAATCTTTAATCCATTGCTTTGCTAGATAATCTGACATTAGTTCACTATCTGGGCGATAGTTATAGCAGTAAAGTAATAAATTTTCTTCTGCTCTAGGACGTTGTAATAATGTAAGTTTTTTACTTGTACTGTTCCATTTAAACTCAATAAATGATCCAAACATACGTCCTACAAGTTCTTGATACTGTGAAAACAAATCATAAGTTGCTAGTCCACCCATTTTAGAACTACTTAACAAGTAAGTATTTGTATATGCAAGGTTAAACGGTTCAAAAATACTACCGCCGTCACCGCCGCCTGAGCGTGAACCAATTGATCTACGGAATAATTTACGAACTTCAATAACTTCGTTTGGTAAGATATATTCGTTTTGATCGATTACTGTTGGCATAAAAAGATAGCTTTCTTCAACAGAGTTATCGCTGCGTTGTCTAAAACGAGTAAGTGCTTTAGTAAGTGCTGTTTCGTAGTGTACAGGGTCAAGTTCAACATCAACCATTCCACCGCCCAGCATTGCATGAACGTAGTCAAATACTTCTTGTTTTTGTGTTGCTAAGTCTGCCATAATGATATCTTCTCCGTATTGTATTTATCGATAAATATGTATATGCCAAGATTATCATTATATAAACCAGAGCGCGGTAACGATTACAATTTCCTAGATAAGCAAATTCAGGAAATGTTTACTGTTGGCGGCACTGATATTAATATACACAAATACTTAGGAACAGAAGCACCTTCTGCTGATGATAGAAGTGCTACACAACCAGAGTACGATGCTGTAGCAGAAACAAACATACAAGACTTACTATTTTTAGAAAATAGAGATCGTAAATATGATCCAGATGTTTATTCTTTAAGAGGCATTTATAACGTACAAGACATTGATTTTGATCTTAGTCAGTTTGGGTTATTTTTAAGTAATGATACATTGTTTATGACTATTCATATTAATAGTTCAGTTAAAACACTCGGTAGAAAAATAATGTCAGGAGATGTAATAGAGTTGCCGCATTTAAAAGATGAATATGCAGCAAACGATTACAGTATGGCACTAAAAAGATTTTATGTTGTAGAGGATGTAAACAGAGCAGCAGAAGGTTTTTCACAAACTTGGTATCCGCATTTATATAGATTAAAACTTAAACAAATATACGACGGACAAGAATACGCAGAGATACTTGATTTGCCCGCAGAAGAAGGTAGCGACAATACACTACGCGATATACTTTCTACATACGAAAAAGAAATGCAAATTAACGATGCAGTTGTTGCACAAGCAGAAGCAGACGCTCCAAAGAGTGGCTTTGAAACTAGTCATCTTTATACAGTAGCGTATGACGAAAATGGCAACGTTGCTTTACAAACAGCAGACGAAACTGATATTGATGCAAGTGCAGGATCAGTAACAGCAGATCAAATTGCAGATAGACCAGATAGAGAAGGATATCGCGGTTATTTGTTAAACTACGGAGATGGAGGAGCACCTAACGGTGCACCTTTTGGATTTGGTATTCAATTTCCAAGAGACAATCAGCCAGGTGACTATTATTTGCGTACAGACTTTTTGCCTAACAGAATGTTTAAATATGACGGATCTAGATGGATCAAAGTAGAAGATGACTTAAGAATGGATCTAAGTAATACGCTAGAACGCAGAACGTATAAAACAACATTTATTAACAACACTAACACTAATACAATAGATGGCGAAGTTGTTGAAGAAAGACAGAGCTTGTCAAAAGCACTTAGACCAAAGGCAGATAACTAATGCAGCATTTTTATGACGGACAAGTAAGACGTTACCTAACACAAGTAATGCGTATTTTATCTAACTTTCCAGTTAAAGATGGAAAAGGTAAAACAAAAGATGTGCCTGTTACGTATGGCGATTTAACACGACAAGTAGCAAGTATTCTAAGAGACAATAGCGAAAATAAACTTCCAAGTGCGCCTAGAATTGCAGTTTATGTAACAGGGTTAGAGCTTGATAAAGATCGTTTAACAGATGCTACTTATACCCGTAAAACTAATATTAGAGAACGTGCATATGACGAAGCTGAAGGCGAATATTTAAATTATCAAGGAAGAAATTATACCGTAGAGCGTCTTATTCCTACGCCATACATGATGCGTGTTAATGCAGATATTTGGGCAAGTAATACGGATCAAAAATTACAATTATTAGAGCAAATACTAGTATTGTTTAATCCTAGTTTAGAATTACAAACAACTGACAATTATATTGATTGGACTAGTATTACTGTTATTAATTTAGAAAATGTACAGTGGTCAAATAGAAGTATTCCTGTTGGTGTCGACTCAGAAATAGATGTTGCCACACTTGGATTTAGTATTCCAATATATATTAGTCCGCCTACTAAAGTTAAGAAGATGGGTGTTATTACAAACATTATCACAAGTATGTTTGACGAAACTAGAGGAACTATAGAAGACGGGGTAAGTGCTCCGATATTAAATGCATATGACGACTTTGCAAAACCTGGTATTGCTGCAACTGATTTTGGTAACAAAGCAGAAACTGATATAGCAGGTGAAACCGCTAACGTTAATTATAAAACATACGGCGTGTATGTAGAGGGAGATACTGCTCGACTTATATCTAACGGAATGGTTGGAGCTAAAAACTGGAGAGAAGTATTTGAACAACTTCCTGGAACATACAGTTCTGATGTTAGTAGAATATTCTTTAACAGTTTAGATAATAGCAGTACAGCAACAGGAACAATAACGTTAAATCCATTCGATGAAGGTATAATTAATATTAATTGGGACACAGATAGTTGGCCATCAGATACTATTATTGAAGGAAGAACTACAATTGATTATATTATTGACCCATTAAGATTTGATCCTAGATCAATTGCAACAGCAGGACTTAGATTGTTATTGTTAGAAGATCTAAGCGATGCAGGCGCTTCGGAGTTTCCCGAAGCATGGAAAAATGCAGACGGTAGCGGCTTTTGGGCAAGTGCAAATGATATCATTGAGTGGGACGGATCAAAGTGGACTATTGTTTTTGATGCTTCAGAAACTACAGAGACTACCTATACTACTAATCTTAATACAAGCATACAATATCGATTTAAAAATGGCGAATGGCTTAAATCTATCGATGGCGACTATCCAGTTGGTACATGGAGAATTGACTTACCAGGATAACTACATGTATGAACAATTCAATTACATGTAGTGGCGCACTTTTTTATACTTTAGATACAAACAGGTTTCTCTTTTTGCATAGAGCACAAGGAAAACGTGCCGATATGTGGGGTTTAGTAGGTGGCACAAATGAAGGTTGCGAAACTCCCTGGGAAGGCTTGCAGCGTGAAATTGAAGAAGAAATAGGATTTCTTCCATCCATTAAAAAAACTCTTCCATTAGAAAGTTTTATATCAGCTGATAGTAAATTTTATTTTCATACATATTTGTGTTTAGTTGATAAAGAATTTATTCCAAATTTGAATAAAGAACACGACGGTTACGCTTGGTGTTCTTTTACAAAATGGCCAAAGCCATTACATCACGGGTTAAGAAATACTTTACAAAGTAAAGTTAATCTAAAAAAACTACAAACAGTATTTCAAACTATTAATTTACTTGACAATTAATAACGGAGGTTGTATAATATAAGTATGGCAAAGGTATTAGTTATTGGCGATGTAATTATAGACAATTATATTTTTGGGACAGCAACTCGATTAAGTCCCGAAGCCCCTGTTCCTGTAATTAATTTTGAAAAAGAGATTGAATCTCTAGGTGGTGCAGGACTTGTA